AGAAGCAGGACAAGCCCGCATACGATATAAGATTACCAAAGAGATTTCAAAACTGATTAAAGATGTCGGTCAATTTATGGTTGAAATGATCCAAGTATATGATACAGAGATTCGATCCATAAGAGAGCAATCGGCAGATGGGACATTTCAGTTTGTTCAGTATGATCCACAGGGCGTTTATGATGCCAATGGATTGTCGCCGGAAGTGGAGGGATTTGATATGTCCACAGCCAAAACTTTACAGGATTCAAATTTTGACATAGAAGTAGCCACCGGATTCAGAACCCCAAGTGGCAGGGTAGCTAACGAAGAAAGGGCATTGAACTTGTACCAATTAGGTATATACGGTATCGAGAGAATTGCAGATGCTTTGAACGAACCCAACAAACAGGAACTAATACAAGAGTTCTACCAACGGCAAGGTATAGCCAACGGTTCGCCATCTGTTCCCCCGGAAGTTGTAGATGAAGTTGAGATGCTTATGCAGACAGCAGTACCCGGATCGCAAGAAGAAGCCCGATTGACGGAGATATTGACCCAATACCCCGAATTGCAGGAAGCACTAACCGGAGGTGAGGGTGTAGCGTAGATGCCAACAGTCGGAAATAAAAAATACCCCTACACAAAAGAGGGTAAAGCACGGGCAAAAAAAGCCCGGAAAAAGAGGAAAAACTTGAAAAGGGATTATGCAGTAGCCTATTCCCGTACTTACTAAACCACGAAGTCGAAAGACCAATCATAGGAGTTTATTATGGATCAAGCGACACGAATTGATGATGTCCGCTTTGATGAAGCGGATGCCAAGTTGCTTTTTGACAAGGAAGATGCCACAACGACCAATATCGAAGAAGATACGTCAGATGAAGTTGTGGAAGCCCAAGCGGTAGAAGATGGGGAGACAGTTGAAGCCTCGGCAGATGAAGAAGCCGAAAGCGAGGAAGAAGAAGTTGAAGAACCCGTTTTCACGTTAGACGAAGAAGAATACACCAAAGAACAGTTATTGGATGCCATTAAAGACAGTACAAACCGGAAAGAATGGCAAACAAAGAACACTCAAAAGGCGCAGGAAGTCTCTAATGACCGCAAGGCAATCGAACCTTTAGTTCAGCTAATTAGCCGGGTAAAGGGTAATGATGAATTTAAGAATGTATTAGGTGATGCCATTGAAGATGAATTGGGGGAAGAAGCCCGCAAGGAATTTGACAATGCTATGGAATTTGATGCAGAAAAGTCCATCAACCCATATAAAGACGAACTCGACAAAGTTAGGACTGAATTAGAGGGAATACGGGCAGAAAAAGCCATTGAGGAAGCCAAAGCTGAATTGAAATCTCAGTACAAACTGAAAAAGGCAGAGGTGAATCAAGTTTACGAACACGCTTTAGATGTCTATGAACAGACCGGGAGAATTTTAACCCTCGAAGAAGCCTATAAGCAGACCCCGATCTATGAAGATCGAATCAAACAGAAGGTGTTGAAGGAAGCGGGATTGAATAAAAAACCAAAACCGCCGAAAACAACGAAAAAATCCCGGGGTGCGACAGAAATCAATGAAAAGTCGCAAAAAATTACAGATTATGAACAAATTAATGCAGAAGGGTGGGGATTGTTTGAATAGCCCTTCTGAACAGAAGGAGTTAAAACGTAATGGCACTCAGTTATGATTCATTGCAAGCCCTTGTTCAAAAGAAGTATATGCCGACTTTGTACGATAATATCTTTGAAAAAAGACATTATCTTACTCGGATGCTTAAAGACAAGGCGAAAACCTATAACGGGCGTAAAATTTTCGTTCCGTTGGAGTATGGTGAATACTCTACCGGCGGTACTCAGGTAACTGCTACCGCACAGCACGGTACTTACACACCAGCAACCATTGATCCATTCACCGGTGCTGAATGGACACCCGCTATGATTACCGGGTTCTTCAAATTCTCTAAAGAAGAAGAACTGATGGTGGGCGATAGCGAAAGAGTTGTTGAAAAAATCGTTTCTGCTAAGATCAAAAACTTACAGAAATCCATCGAAAAGTATTTTGCCACAAAACTGTGGGCAAGATCAGTAGGTTCTAACGAATGGGATAATATTAACCATCTTGTTAGTGAAACTACAACAGCCGGCGGTATCGCTGTGGCTGATGCCTCTTGGTGGAAATCTAAAGTGATTGACGTACAGGCAGACTTAAACAGTGGAAGCGCAGTTACAGAAGCGAATCTGCTTGATAACACTCACAATGCCTATATCGGTAAGATTTTGGCACGGGGTGTTGCAAAAGCACGGGCGCAGACAGGTGAAAACCCGGATGTGATTGTATGTCCTCAATATATCTTCGATCTTATCGAGCAAGAACTTGATCCTCGTAAAACAGGCTCACGCTTGCATGAAAAAGCCGGATCAATGGGCTTCACAGCACTTGATTATCGTGGAATTGCGATTATGGCGGATGAAGATATGGTGGGCGCACAAGCCGATCCAGACGGCGCAGGAAGTGATACAGCGAATGATGATGGTCGTATTTACTTCTTGAACCTCGACTACTTGTATATGTTTTTCAATAGTGGTGCAAGATTCTCTCTTGACAAATTTGTACCCCTGTCCAATGAAAACGCACAAGTCGCCAAAGTCCACGCTTACGGAAACTTGGTTGTATCTAATCGTGCCGCACAATGTGTAGCAACCGGTTTGTACTCACCAACGGACTATACCTCTTAATCTTTTGTTAAGGTGATGGCTTGAAGGGGGGAGAAATCCCCCCGGATAGTCAGTAAGGGACAATATGACGACCAACACAATGCTAAACCTATTAAAGTTCCGGTTTCGATCCGTACCGGATTTTGCCTTTAATGATACACTATTATTGGAGTTTTTAAACCAAGCCCAAGACCGGGCAATCTTTTATCTCAACGACCACTTATTAAGCGAACTCCATGTATTAGCATCCAATAAAACATTAACCAATGATGCTTATGATATAACAGGATTGACCGACAACCCTTTAGGTGGAGTTGCGGGAATACAATTCATAAAAATTAATGGCGGAAAATTCTGCCGAAAAGTGTCGTTTCGGGAATATCAAGACCATGCAGACAGTAAAATGACTTTTGATGGATCACAGCCCGTATGGTATGCGAGAGGAACAAGCATTTATCCCATCCCGGCGGAATCAGACACAACCATAGATATATATTTCATAAAAGAACCCGCAACAATTACCACATCACAAGCACCCTCAATTAACAGCAGATACCATGATCTAATCATAGAAATAGCGGAAAGCGAATTGTGGGCTGGGGTAGGTGATTTTAACCGCAGGGAAGATGCCCTGATGCGGATAAATGAAAAAGTACAGGCGTTCAACGTGGAATCGCCGGAAACCGATATGATCCTTGAAAACGTGGACTATGACAGCACGGTTGTTAAGGATTATGTACTAACAACTTAAAAAAGGAATAAAGAAATGACAGGAAGTCAAATGTTATCAACTCTTGGGCTACGGATGAACGACCCCGATGCCTCACGGTTTACAAACTCCGCAAGACTTGATGCACTCAATATAGCACAAAAGACCGTTGTAAATCTTGTGAACAACGCATATTTAACAGAATTGCAATCCGTAGAAACATCTGCCATGACAAGCGGATATTTGGCATTTAGCAGTTCATTTAACCCAATCCGTAATGGCGTGGTTGCTGTAAAAGTAACCGGCGGAAAATGGGCAACCCGTATTGAACCCGGCGACCAAAAACGCCTTGAAAATTCATATCTATCCGCATCGAGCGATAATCCGGTTAGCTATGTGTTCCAAGAACGGGTATATGTGGAAGGTACATCAGCAACCACGGATTCTATTGATGTGTGGTATTTGAAATCGCCTATATCTTTAAGCAATGATTCCACAGAGTGCGAGTTGAACGAAGCCCTACATGAATTAGTAGTGGATTTTGCTGAATCACAGCTTTGGAAGATGGCAGGGAGGTTAGACCAAGCCCAATCAGCCCAAGCAAACGCATTGGCACAGGTAGAAGCACTAAACTCTCGATATGAAGCAGAAAGACCACAAGGAATCGGCGTTTGATAGATGGGTCTTTTCTCAATCATAGACTTTGATCGTGGTATAAACAGCCAAGACAATCCTGAAGCTACGGGCAAATTCACCGATTGTGTGAATTTTGACATAGATAAACGAGGCAAACTCGTTAAACGCCCTAAATCGGACATGATTAAGCAGGACTTTACCGAAACAGTAAAACGTGCAGTAAAATGGGTACATAATCAACTGTCCGGCGGATCATCGTGGGTTACTTTCATTAAAGATGGATCGTCTGATAAAATTGCACGGTATAACGGTGATTTTACCGGGAAAACAGATGTTAAAACCTTATCGGGAACAGCAGGAAGCGAAACCACACGGTTTATTCCTTTTACCGAATCGGTACGATTTGCAAACGGTATTACCCGGAAACCGGGCATACTCCAATGGATTGATCGACAATGGTTCTTTGGGAACTATAATAATTGGAGTAGCGGGGGTGATAATTCTGACTTTGTATATGATGATGCAACACCCTCTTATCCTACCACATGGGAACACCAAACCGTTACAGAGGATGCAACCGGGTCAAACCCAACAGGATATTATTATTATAAGTTTGTTCCGGTATTTGACGGATACCAAGAAGCTGTATTGCCAAACTCATATTCTCGATACGTCTTATCTAATGCAAATAAGACGTTAAAAATTCCAATCAAATTCAATACATCAGATTGGAACAAGCGTATAACCTCAATAAAGGTGTATCGAAGCTACTCACCAACCACCGCAGGAGATATAGAGCCGGTATATTATCACATTAAAACAATCCCGGTAAACACCGAAAGCGACCACGAAGATAGGGAAGTATATAATTCTTCTATGCACGGCGGGTTTGTATATGACCCGGACTTTGATTTTAGTTCGTATTCTAATGGCACATATTGGATTTATTTAGTAAACAACCTTTATAGAATTTCATCTGTACCTACAAACCATATTGCAATCGTAGATAAGGTACACGACAATTCATCTCTCGGCACTTATACCGGCATAGAAGATGATGATAAAATGTGGGCAGGGTTTTATGAAATTTATGCAGGAACTTCAACTGCACCGCCGGACATTGAAAGCACTTCCGCAACGACAGATGGAAGTAATGGGTATGCTGGAAGGGACGTTGTATATAACAATTCCATTCAAAGTTCCGATGCTCAATATAAAGATTGGGTAGCAAGCATAGGGTCAAACAACATTGTTATTACAGATAGTCAAGACGATATATTGAAGTTAAATACAAATGTTTCGTCTTACAGCAACTCAATATCGGTCTATTTACAGGATAACTATTATTATGCTGTAAGCGGATCAAATATCACACTAAATTTTTATGACTACGGCTTATTGGACGGATCACCTCATCCATTAGCATCCATTGAAAAGATTAATGTTAATTATAAGTACGGTCTTAAATCCGGCGGGAGATTTTATTGTGGAAATGTCAGGCTCGATCCTGATTCAGAGGCAGAAGATCATAAAGATTGGATCATATTCAGCGAACTCAATCAGCCCGATATACTCCCAATCAGCAATTTTATTCAATTAGACGATTTACAAGGTGGTGAAATCACCGGGATAGACGAAATCCGGGGCGACATAGTAGTCTTTATGGAAAGGGGCATCTTCCGATTGAATGTTCCCTCGTCTGATCCGACCTCTTGGTCATTAAGGGAATCAGATCAGTTTCACGGTTGTATTGCCCCGGATTCTATCGTAAAAGTTGGATCAAATACATTTTATGCAGGACGGGAAAATGTTTATACGTTGGACGGTAATTTTGAAGCGGTGGGTATTGGGAATGACATTAAAGACGAATATCAAGGCATCAGTAATCTCGAAAATTCAGAATTTCATTATGACCCAACAAAAAATAGACTATTATGCAAATTTGGTAATACGACTGACACGGTATATATCTTCGATATTGACCGCTATTTGAACGGCGGATATACCACATGGACTAAATACACCTTTTCCGGCGCATACGCACCCAACCACTTTATACAAGATGAACTGCAAAAAATTTATACCATCAATGAAACAGATGGTAGTGGTGGCGCAACAGCAGTCGCCCAATTATACGGCGGAACAGGGGACGAATCAAATTATACAGCCTCATACAAAACCGGTGTAGTCGCTACCGGTGATATGGGTAGGGACTATTTATTGGACACCATCAATACATCATACGAATCTGACGATGCTCTAAATCTAAGAATATATAGAGATAGAAAGACATCCCACGATAACTTTACTGATGAAAGCGATAACCCATTAACGGGGGGCGGTGTTTTGTTAGCCCCGGCAAACACAAACGCATCCGGCGTACTGCAAGCCGGGAAAGAAAGATTTTATACAAACCGCATTGGTAGATGGGCAAATTATGTCCAAGTAGAACTTATATCTGACACCGATGCTACACACACAATCGTTGAAAAAATGGAACTTGAAACCTCATAGGTAAAATATGGAAAACATTATTTTAGAATTTGCACAATTTGATCCCGTTACGTTAGGAATTATTGCCGGCGGTAAGGTGGCAAGCGGGGTATATAATTGGTTTAAGGGTAAGCGGAATCCTATTAAAAGAACCATGTCCCCGGAAGAAGCCCGATTCCGTTCACAGCTACATAAAAGAAGCACAGAGGGTGTGTATGATGCGGGTAATATGCGAGAAATCATTAGCCGTGTAGGTCGTTCTGCAAGCGAAGTGGCGGATAAAGGCAGACAGTTTGCATTAGGAATGTTGCAGGGACAGGGATTAGGTAAAAGTGCTGTTGGTCAGCAAATTGCCAATAAATATAATACCCAAGTTAGTCGTGCCGTATCCGATTCGGCAAGGGATACCGCTATTGCTAACATTGGCACAAAGATACAAGCCCAAGATCAGCTTGGACGTATTGGTATGAACGATACGGAAAGAAACTATCAGCAAAAGATTCGTGAGAGAGCCGAAAAAGACAAGTATTACGATAAGGCTTTTGGTGATTTAGTTGTTGGTGTAACTGATTATGCCACCGGTATTAGGGCAGGGATTAAGCCAGAAGATAATAAAGGCTATGTTCAGCCAAAAACCAAATGGGGAAATCCGAATGAAAATATACAGGCAAGCATACCAGAAGATGTGTTAATGCTTAAAGACAAAGAAGCGGTGGTTAAGTGGATTCAAAGTCAGGATGACCCGCAAAAAGCACTTGAAATGTTACTCTTGCTATCGGGGATATAATAATGCCTCAAACGCAAGAAAAACAAATGACAAAGAGTGAGGTTTTTGACCTATACAAGCAAGTTACGGGCAATAAACACCCTATGGACAACAGAAAATCCACTAAAGACCGATACAACGAAAAAATATCTGAATTAAAAATGAGAAAACTTGAAGGGACATTAACGCCCCAAGATTCTGTCTATGCAAGAAATGTGGGTTTGATAACTGAACCCCAAGTATCTGAGCATGATCGCCTTTCTAAAATGTCAGAGTTGGATAGGTCAAATATAAGACTTCAGACACAAAGTTTTTTACCAACAGACCCGCAAGGGTATGAATATCCGGGAAGCGTAACCGCTAAATCAGACAGCATTAAGGTAGGGTTAAAGCCAAGAGCATCTAAGCCAAAAACACCTACTCCAAAATCTAATAAAAGCAAAATTTCCCAAAGGATCGAGAATCTAAGTAAAAAGGTTAAGGCATATCCCCCCACGCCAAAGACAGGGGATGATCCTTACAAAGTAACTATCGAGAATGAATTGCAAGAATTAAGGTTGTTACTTGATGTTCAATCAAGAATGATCGGAATGAAAGATGAAGATAAGACAGCTATTGAATGGTCAGTAGAAAACTTAGACGATCCACGATCAAGAACCATACTTGAAACTCATGGAATAAAACTACCCACCGCCGAACCGAAAAAATCTGAAAAGAGTTGGTGGATGAAACTTATGGGGAAATAATGCCTCAGAATCAATTTGACCCCGATTCTTATATAAAATCGAGGGCAGTAAAATCATTCGATCCTGACCAATATCTAATCAATAAAACCGGTTATACGGTTGCGACAAAGCCTGAAACAATAGATTTTAACACTCCGCCTGTTAATCCTATTGATTCTATTTACAATGTAATCAGCAAGTTAGAATATGGCGATAGAGCTGTCCGGCACAATAATCCCGGTGCAGTTATGTTTACTAACGAATTGGCGGAACGGTTTGGCGCAGTTGCAGGTGATTCCTTCCCCGAGAATGAAAAATTCAAAACCGCATATTTTGAAAGCCCGGAACAGGGTGAGGCGGGTACACGCCACATTATTCAAAACATTTATGACAATGCCGGTGGCGATCTAAACAGATTTGCAAGCATATACACTATTGGTAAGCAATCCCCGGAAACACCGGAAGAACAGGCGATTGTGGATCGCTATGTGTCTGAAATAGAAAAAGAGCATGGTGTATTTACCGCAGTAAGACAAGTTACTGAACAAAACCAAAAACGGTTAGATGAACAGCAAGCCCGTGCAGATACGATTACACAATCAGATGATCCGGTAAAAACGCTCAAAAACATAAAATCCACCGAAAAAGCTATTGAAACAGAACCGCCGGAGGTACAGGAGGCAGTTAAACAGGCATTATACAAAGACCAAAACCCGTATAATTTGCCAAGCGGGGGATATATTAAGAACGAAGGGGAACTGTACCAAAGACCGGAAGATTTTGAAGAAACCCCAAGAGAAGAAATTGAAATACTGAGCGAAATTGAAGCAATAAGACCTCATTTTGAGAAATTTTACCGGGAAAATCAAAAGTATTGGGAAGATGAAGAATCCCTAAACCGACAAACCATGCAAGATTTAGAACGGGAGGGGATTGTATCAGGCAAAACTAAGAATTTATTAGAAGATTTTATTACTTCTGCAATTCCCATAGGTAAAACTGACCCACGCCGGGAAGCAGAATTGTCAATGCAAGCAAATATGGCGGAAAGATTTATTGCCCAGGGCGCAGGGGCATTGACAGGGTTAGGCGTAACCGGGAAAGCAATTCAATCTCCAAAGATATTTGAAAAGGTTGCAAGGGGTTATACAAGAGCAAAATCAGGTATAAAAGTAGGTTCAACAGCCCAAGAAGGAATAACCGTAGGCGCAGGGGGATTAAAAACAGCAAAAATTGGTCAAACATTAGGCAAAATGGCATCCACAGGGGCGACCTTTGGCTCATTTGAAGCCTTAAATGTGTTGGGAGAGGACTTAGAGCCGGAAGAAAAAGCAAAACGCATACTTAAACATACCGGTCTTGGTGTTGGTTTGGGTACAGCCGGATCACTAAGCAGTCCCTATGCACGAATCCCCGCCGAAGGGTTGGTTGGTTTTGTAAGCGGTCTATTGGAATCCGGCGATTTAAAAGAAGCCACATTAAACGGGCTGATATTCATGGGCTTTGGTTTAATGAACCGTAAAAACCTTTCAGGTGTAGAAAAAGACCTATTATATAAACAATTTGCAGAAAACTATTTAAGCGTAGTTAGACCTCAAATTAGAAATCTCCCCAAAGCCCAAAGAGAAACTGCCACAAAAGAATTAATTAGCATCCTAAGAAAGCAGAAGGCATCTACCCAATATCGAACCGTTGAAAGCCTACAAAAAGACTTAGTTAATTTTAATAGTCAGGTCAGCAAAGGGATGTCAAAGATTGATAAGGCAGTATCCCGAACCAAAGAGGCTAACCAACGGCGTTCAGAGGTGGCGAGAATATCCGGAAAACAAGCAAAAGAAGTGGAAGTGCCGACCACAGAAGGGAAGCCCGTTGAAACGCTTAAAATGACCGGCGAACAGCAAATACAAGAACTTAAAAAATTAGGGTATGCTGATGAAAACATTGTTCAGATGGATAGGGATACACGGTCAGATATAATACTCAAACAAACCAAACCCCAAGCCGTACCCGCCGAACCGGAACAAAGACCATCTAAACCGGAAGTTGTAACAACACCCAAAGACGAAGAAACTGAGAGCAAAGAAGTCGCAGAGGATAAAGAAGTTGAGGAAGCAACAGAAGGCGAAAGAGAAGCACCGGATGAAACCAACAAAGAACTCAAAGACTTTGAAGGTTACGAAAATTGGATTGATGTTTCAGACTTGGATGCGGTTATTCGTAGCGTTAAAAAGAGAGAAATCGGAGAAGGTGATAGAAAAAGAAGTGTTTATGATGTTGAAATAGGGTTGCATGAAAGCACCGGGGAACAGGGTGGACAAATATGGACACCTACTTACAATGAAAGACCTACCATTAGCGATATAAAATCCGACATATTGCAAGAATTAAAAGATGATAAAGCTAAAATAAACCAACCATTAGGAATAACGGGGATCGTAACAAAGTCCAGTGTAGATGAACTTCGAGAAGATGCGATTGATAAAGTATTGTTAGGGCAAGATCAAAAAACAATAAAAGCAGAGGAAACCCCCGATATTTCTGAAAAGGTTGAAGTTGTAACACCTGAACCTAAAAAATTCAAAGATACTGAAAAGCCCAACATTAAAAAAGATGTCACTAATAATTATACTACAATAAAAACAGACCCATCTAATATAGTTATTGACGAATCACGTTTTCAGCCTCGTGAGGAGTACAATCAAACAACTATAAATAATATTGCTGACAATTACAATGAGGGTAATTGGAATAGACCTATTTTATGGAAAGACCCCAATGATGGAAAATTATATGTAGTAGCTGGACATCATAGACAGCTTGGAGTTTTAAAAGGTGGATATAAAAACATAGAATATAAAGTTATGCCTGAAGGTACTACTTTAGAAGAAGCCATTGATATATCTGAAACAAGTAATGAAGACAGAACAGAGCAAACGACATTTGAGAAGGCTAAAATAGTACGAAGGAGAGTAGATCGTGGTGATTCCCAAAAACAAATTTTAAAAGATTTACCAGCTAATAAAAATTTAAACACTATTAGTAAGTTATTAAAATTATCTTATTTAGACCCCAATGGAAAGTTTAAAGAAAATTATGAAAACACAAACTCGTTTAGTCGCATAACAAGCACTGCAAGTCTTATTGGTAATTATCGTAAAAAATACGACTGGATGACCAATATGCACGAACAGGATATTTTTGACTATTTGTATTTAGAAAACGGTATTAACAGAGATTTTGACAAGTTTCAGTTGAATTTAATGTCCTCATTAGACCGTATGCACTCAATGGGCGAGAAACCAAAAAGGTTGATCCAACAGTTG